TTATTCAGCAGTATTAAGATTTCGTATAGGCAGGTATGATAGAAAAAGCGGTATGACTTCACCAAAAAACGAGTACATATTGTATATCCATCACAGCACAGGAAACAGCACAACGATTGGTGGCAAACTTAATCGTGCCGTGAAGTTAGAGGAGATATTTGAGGGAGCGGATCTGTTTCTGATAGGGCATTCGCACGCCCGAATTCTTGGAGAGAGAAGTGCAGCATACTTATCTAAATCGGGCAATGGCAAGGCAACTATAAAGTATAAGAGAATAACATATGTAGACTGCGGAAGTTTTCTTGAATATGACAACTCATATGCAGAAGAAAAAATGCTTGCACCTTCAACAACGGGTGCAGTAAAAATAATTTTAGATGGGACAAAAAAAGATTTTCAAATCATCTATTGAATTTTGTATTTGATGACAACTTGAGTATAATATAAGTAGGGCAGGGAACACCAGTCGCCCTGCCCTGAAAGGACTGGTAAAATGAGACAATATAAACCAAGAGTTTGCGAACTTTGTGGTAAGGAATTTATACCAACAGCAAGTAATCAGAGATTTTGCCCAGAATGTAAAACAACAGCACGGAAACTATATGACTACAATTATCAAAGAACCGTTAGAAGACCAGATAGAATTAAAATATGTGCAAGGTGCGGAAAAGAATTTTATGCAAAGCGTTTAAAGGAAAAATACTGCCCTGAGTGTCGTATCTTAGTAGAAAGAGAATATGCCCGAAGGAACTACGAAAGACACAGAGAACAACGTCAACAAAGCAACAAAAAATGGGAAGAACGGCACAAGGAACAGGTTAAAGCCTACAAGCATAAATGGTATGAAGAACACAAGGAGATAGCAAAGGAGAGGGAAAGACAACGCTATCGTAATAGAAGAGAACAAATCAATGAGCAGAACAGACAATGGGCTAAGGCACATCCAGACAAAGTTCGTGAAACCAAAAAGAAGTATAAACACAAGAAGTTAAGAAAATTCGGTTTTATCCCTTTAAATAAACCTTTTCAAGGTTCAGAAGCCCACCACCTTGATAGAACCTATGTTATTTATATCCCAGCAGAAGTTCATAAATCAATCCGCCATTCTGTTTTACGCAATCGGAATATGGACGAAATAAACGCAATCGCTTGGAATTATCTGTAAGCAACCCGCTATTTTATCGGCGTTTAATAACTTGCTAAACAAGGCAAGCAAATATCTATATTCCAAAAAATATTGAATGTTAAGAAAGTTTTAGAAAAGTCTATTACGATAAGATGATTATTATATTCATTACATCTTAACAATTCAAATTTTTCAAAAATTCTTTGTATACCCTCTTGACAAGTTTCAATATGCATATTATAATATGTTAGAAGTAAAAAAATAAAAGATAGGAGGCAATGAGATGACAGGATTCTCTTTAAAATTAGTTGAGATGTTAGACTCAGATGTTATAGAACTTTTATGGAGGCAGGCAGTGAGGGAAGCGAAAAGAAGTAGCGACGAAGATACATTCGAATATGCTAAAAATGCTTTTATAGATTTAATTTCGGACTTTATATATGAGGAAGTTATCGGAAACATAGAAAATGAGAATATTAAAGAACTTCTTGAAGCTGCTTTCGAGGACACGGACAAAGAGGATATCGTTAATTACGTAATCGTTAGTAAAAATTTAACAATATAGGAGGCAAACATGACAGAAAGAAAGAATGAAGTAATGGAAGTGAAAGATTTGTGGGATTTAGAAGACTTGTGTAAGAAGTTGGGTGTCCCCCTGTCGGAAGACACAGACGACAGTGGAGAGGTCTGGTGGAACGCTGGATGGGATGAGGATGGACTCTACGTAGTCTATTCAGGATACCATCCAGCAGAGATTAATGTGGTTTTATCTGCACTACGCAAACTGGAGCAGGCTGGATACATTAAGATTATAGAAGCAAAGAAAGGTGACTGGGATTGTGCGGGCATTCTTGATACAGATTGGATTTTCTTAGGTGCTACAGTAGAAATCAACGAGGGCGGAGCATAGGGCTTCCGCCCTATATTTATTTTTCAAGGAGGCAAAAATGGAAAACGAAGAAATGAGCATTACGGAACAAATCCTCGAAAAGATAGATATCACCACAATCTTCGACTATCCTGATTTATACTTTATCAATCAGGAGCTAAAAGGTGGGGCTACACACTTCGTTGCTCTTTATCGGATGTTTGGAATTCCAGAGATGTTCGAGGTATTAGAAAAATACTTCTCCGAAGAATTGTTAAGATTCAAAACCTATGATGTTATAGGTTCATTCACAGTAGTCATCTACGACACTCACATAAAGGTCGTAGATGATAGCTGGGAAAATAGGAAATTAGCAACCACATACGGGCTTTACAAGGCGGATGGCACAATCCCTGATTATATTCTATGGTTAGCGGGCTTGAAAAAGCCTGATGGCACATACGATGACAGGATGTTATCAGAAATTTATAAGGTATTGCAGGAGGCATGGAAACAATGGGACTTGTAGACTTTATCCTCAGAGTTTTAGAAATGGCAGTGATATTATTCATTGTCTATAGTTTTATTATAGAAGTTATAAAACCAAACAAATAGTCGGCGGACTTTAAACGCAGGAGGCGATTATGGGAATTGAGGAATTGCTAAACGAATTACCAGAGAGAATTGAGGTAAAAGGCAAGAGGGTCAAAGGCGATGTTTGTAATTTAACGATTGAAAAAATTGCTGGTGGCTGGACGGTGTATTATGGTGGAAGGATTTATGCTTATGCTTTTACTCACAAGGAAAGTTTAAAAGAAGCCTTGGAAGTAGTAAAAAACATTCTAATAAAAGAAGGGCACATGGAGGTGCAAAATGACTAAAATGAAAATCGACAGCCTTGAGAAAAAGGCGAAACAAGATGGGAGACCTTATTGGGTAGTAAAGTCAAGCGGTGTAACTTATTATTGCTTCGACACAAAGATGCAAGATAAGAAGATTGGAGATGAGATTGAGGTTGATGTGCGAGAAAAAGACACAACAGACTCACAAGGGAACACAAGCAAGTGGTTTTACATCCAATTCCCAAAAGAAAATAAATCATTTGGAGGCTCAAAAGTTGTAAACCTAAACGCAATGATTCTTGCGTATGCAAAAGACTTGGAGATTGCGATTATGGAAAAAAGCAAAGAGACCAAAACTTTACAACAGACGCTTGAGGAGATACAATTCATTTACGAGACTTTCAAGAATTTAATTGGAGGTGAAAAATGAAGAATGTGGTTTTTAGTTGTGCTTTAGAGAATTTGAAAATCGACAGAGAGGGCGAGGCAAAACTCGTCCTCACAATACCAGCATCAGATGTAGAGGAGATTGCAAAATTCTACGCACTCAATTTCGGAAAATTATTAGGTGCGGCGTTGGTGGTAAGAGAAGAAGGAGAAGGTGAAGAAAATGAAATGGGGAAATGAAACGATTGACTTAACAAACTACCTATCAATCACGGACATCGTAAAGACTACTGGAATGCGAGAGTCAAAAATCAAATACTACATCTATCGTGGGAAATTAAAGGCCGTCAAAATCGGCTGGCAGTGGTTTATTAAAAAGGAAGACTTAGAGGAATTTTTGAAGAATTTTGAAAATGATAGGTAAAAGGTATTGGATTTGCAGAAAACTTGAGTATAATATAAGTAAGAGTGAGGGAAGGGCTTGGGACTTGCCTCCTTCCCCCTTCCCCACTCCTAGGAAGGAAGGCAAGAATGGATAACAACAATCAAAGCGAAGTCAATGAAGTCAACGAACCGCAAGAGTCTTATGGTGGATGGATAAAACTCTATAGGCAAATCACCGAAAGCAAAATCTGGGAAACAAAGCCGTCGAGTTGGGTTGTATGCTGGATATACATCTTATTAAAGGTTAGTTTTGTAAATAACAACTCATACAAAAAAGGCGAAGCACATTTCAGAAGCGTAGAATATGAAGCCCTGCCGTTTGATATCACAAATCGCATATGGTATAACTGCCTTAATTGGTTAGAACAGGAAGGAATGATTAAGAGGCGGAAGGTATGGCGTGGAGAAGTCATTACTGTCCTTAATTACGAGAAATATCAAAATAATTTGTCAAGCGAAAATTGCAAAACAGGGTTAGAGGTAAATCATATGTCAATCATAGAACAGAAGGAAAATTCTAATTTGGAGAGCAAAATTTTAGAGCAAAAAAACGATATAGGTAAATCAAATGTAAATCAAAGGGAAATCATAACTCAAACAAATATAGATGAAACGCAGGCTCAAGACACGCTTAAGAATGTAAGAAGTATAAGAAGTAAGAATAAAGATATAAATAATATAAGTAATAATAATTTTTTGGGTTCTTCTCTAAAAGATGAAAAAGATTTAAAAGATATAACCCCCCTTTTAAGTGTCCCCCCTTCAAAAGTGGCGAAGTCGCAACCGATTATGTTTAACGAGCAAACTCTCAAACTTGAAAACATACCTATCGAAAAACTTAATAAGTGGAAAGAAACTTTTAATTGCGATGTGGAAGCCGAAATTAAGAAAATGGAAGTATGGCTGTCTGCAAATCCTGAAAGACGCAAAAAGAACTATGAAAGGTTTATATACAATTGGTTGAGTAAGGCATCAGAAAAATCAAGCAATGCAAAACCTCAACCAAAGCCCGAACCCAAAAAGGAGGCAGGTTATGGCTACTTCTGAACTTAGACCGCTACCGTATTCAGTCGAAGCGGAGCAATTTATTTTAGGTTGCATTTTGGCTTACGGTAAAGGTGGCGAGGAGTTAAGTCCTCAAGACTTTTATTGGACAGAACATCAAGAAATTTTTAAAGCAATTCAAAGTTTGTGGTTCAAAAACGTTGAACCCGATATCGTTTCGGTCATAAACGAACTTGGAGATAAACTTGCAGAAGTCGGTGGCGAATCGTATCTGATGCAACTTGCTATGTCGATACCGACCTCGATAAACCTACCTTACTATATACGAGTGGTTAAAGAGAAATCAGTCCTGAGGCACGCATTTGAACTCGGTGAAAAAATACAGGATTCGGCACTTGCTGGAGACTTAGATACTATAAGGCAAATCGGCTCTGAATTATCAAGTCTATATATAGATGAGTCCGAAAAGCCTTTTGGCGAGACCTTGACCGAAGACGATTACAAACGACTTGCTGAATCCAAACGCTGGACTTCAGACAATCTTTCAAAGTTAACTTATTTCATACCGTTTATGAGAGGCGAAAATATCTATATTGCTGGGAGAACTTCAACAGGCAAAACTCAAATCGCATTAAATCTTGCTTTATCATTTCTCTTTCAAGGTGCGAAAGTTGGCTATTTAAGTATGGAACTCGGGAGAGAACAACTACTTCTAAGATTAATCAACTGGGAGTTTGGAGACGAACTTTCAAAAATTTCTCAGGGGACGCCACTTGCGAATATAAACCTCAAAGACAAAAAGTGGTGGGACGCTGGAATGGCGATTATAAATCAAGATGTGTTTAAAAACTTTTATTTTGTAGAAGAATATTCAGATTTATCAGATATCGAAAACTGGATAGAAAGTCATAATTTTGATGTAGTTTTCATAGACTATATTCAACTCATTAAGACAAAAACTCGCTCAAGTCGTAATGAGGAGATGGAATATATTGCAAGAGAACTCAGGAGACTTTCAAAAAAGCGATGTATTGTTATTTTAAGTCAGTTTAATAGAGCCAAAGAAGAAGACGAAACCGAGATTGATTTATCAAGACTTCGAGACTCAGGAGCATTAGAACAAACCGCAACTTCAGTCGTTTTAATCCGTAGAGACAAAGACGAGATAAACAAATTTTATTACGCCGTTGCAAAAAATCAAACGCTTGGAGTCTTAAGCAACGGTTGGAAAAAGATGGTTTTAACTCCATCAGGGAAGTTTCAAGAGGACTTTTAAAACGAAAGGAGACAAGAAATGAGAGGAATAAAGTTTAGAGCGTGGCTTACGGAAGAAAAGAAAATGGTAAATGTATACAAATTAGACTTCTTCGACAGGAGAGGAAATCCCGCTTTGGTGATGTGGTATGTAATGCAAACAGGAACGCAGGTGGGGCTTTCTAAAGGCTTTGAACTTATGCAGTTCACAGGACTTTACGACGGTGTTTATAACGAAATCTATGAGGGCGATATTCTTTATGACCCGATGTATAAGTTTACGCACTCTGTTAAATGGAATAACGACATCGGTGGATTTAGTTTAGATAATGGCTTTCCTTTAAACAAAAAAATAACAGACTATTGCAAAGTCATTGGCAACATTTACGAAAATCCCGAACTTTTAGGAGATGACAAATGAGAACAGGCTATTTTATCGAAAACAATTTCTTTGGTTTTATCCACGCACCGAAGGAACTTGAGAAAAAACTGAAAGACGAGGGTTTTGAGGTGTATCAGAGTTTTCAACTTCTTTCGGGAGATTACAAAATCGTAGTCAGGCTTCCGAAGTTAGACCAGAGAAACGCAGTTCAAAGACTTATTGAAATCGTAAAGGAGATCAATAATGAACACTAAAATCCATCAAGTTTATACGCTACAGAGTGGCGAAATCGTTCCAAGCGTGACAACTGTTATCGGACTTTTAAGCAAGCCTCAACTTATCGAGTGGGCTTGGAAGCAAGGCATCAATGGGCAAGACATTCATAAGATTAAGAACTCTACCGCCGACGCTGGCAGTTTAGCACATCAGATGATACTTGACTTCTTGAAACTTCAAAAAACTGATACAAGCGAGTATTCAAAAGACATTATTGACCTTGCTGAAAATAGTTTTTTAAGTTTTTTAGAGTGGCAAAAACATAAAACAATTGAACCGATTTTAATCGAGGCTTCGCTTGTGTCTGAAAAATATAGATACGGCGGGACGCTGGATTTTTACGGAAAAATAGATGGCATTCTAACTCTTGCAGATTGGAAAACAGGAAGCGGAATATACGACTCATATGTCTATCAATTGAGTGCTTATCGCAATTTATTGGTTGAGAATGGCTATGAAAATCCCGAAAGGGTTATGATAGTTAGAATTAACCGAGAGGAAAATGAACGCTTTGAGGAGTTAGTTAAGAAGAACACCGACATAGAATTTGAGATTTTTAAACGGCTTTGCGAGATTTATCATTTACAAAAGCAACTGGGAGGCGAGGGATGACACTTTTAGGCAAAGTCTTTCTTGCAATACTTCTCTTTTGTATTTGGGGCATATTAGTAGCAATATTTTTCTGGGGTTTATCTGATGGTAAAAAAGTATTGGGGCGAAATTGTAATGTCGAAACTCCTCTAAAAGCCTTGGTTGTATTTGCAAACATTATTGCTTTTATAACTATTATCGGGTTTGCTATTTTATCGGTTTGGCTGGTGGGGTGGGCAAAATGAAATATCCCGATGATTTTATAGACAAGGTTATTCAAGGTGACAGCCTTGAAGTTTTAAAAGAGATACCTGATAATTCCATAGATACTATAATCACAGACCCGCCCTACGGGCTTGAATTTATGGGGAAGGAATGGGATAAATTTAAGAAAAATGATAATTGGGATAGCAGAAATAAAAAAGATAAATCAAAATCAATGAATAGAGAAAATGCGCCTATATCGCAATCGCCAACTTATGAAGCGGGATTGCCTTATCAACAATTTATTTTGCAATGGGCAAAAGAAGTCCTGAGAGTAGCCAAGCCTGGGGCTATGCTTCTGGCTTTCGGTGGCACACGAACTTGGCACAGATTGGCTTGTGGACTTGAGGACGCAGGTTGGGAGATAAGAGATACATTGATGTGGCTTTACGGTTCGGGCTTTCCGAAGTCTTTAAATATTGGCAAGGCTCTTGGTGATTCATATCCAGAGTGGAAAAACTATGGCACTTCACTTAAACCTGCCTACGAGCCTATTATCCTTGCAATGAAGCCTCTGGATGGCACTTTTGCTGAAAACGCTCTCAAGTGGGGTGTGGCGGGACTGAATATTGATGAGGCAAGGATAAAAATTGATAAAGAAAAAGAAACAGATAAAAGATGTATAACAGGTATAAATAATATAAGCAGAGGGAAACACAATGGAGGTGTTGCAATTGCTCCTGATGGTAATAATTATCCTATGTATAAAGAAGGTCGCTTCCCAGCCAATCTTTTATTAGATGAGACGAGTGCCGAGATGTTGGACGAGCAGAGCGGGATAACGGAAACTCACGCCATGAGTAGAACAAGAAACAAATTCGGTGGAATATTTGGTAATCAAAAAGAAGTTTATAATCCTAATTTAATGTCAAATTCAGGTGGTGCTTCCCGCTTCTTTTATGTCGCAAAGGCAAGCAGGTCGGAACGAGAGGCGGGAGTAGATAAGAACAACCACCCCACCGTCAAGCCCATTAAACTTATGGACTATCTTGTGAAGTTAACCAAAATGCCTAATCCTAATCAAGTTTATTTAGACCCGTTTTTAGGCTCTGGCACAACCGCCATTGCAGTAGTCTTGAATGGGAGACACTTTATTGGAATTGAAAAAGAGCAAGAATATGTTGAGATTGCAAAGAAGCGTATTGAGTATTGGAGTAAAGAGGCGAAAAATGAAATGTTTTAATTTTATCCTTGCAATAAGGACAAAAAAGTATAAAATTATCCTTGTGGGAGGGACGATTTGAAAAACAAAACGGACTTGAAAAAGAAAGTCGTAAAGCAGAATGACGAGATTTGGAGTCTTATCGTTAGACTCCGAGACAACTTTACCTGTCGAATGTGCGGGAAGTCAACAAAATTCGTAGAGGCGGCACACATCATCGGAAGAGACAATTGGAATACACGCTGGGACACACGCAACGGGTTAAGTCTATGTTATTACTGTCATCGTTTCAAAATTCATGGTGGTCGACTTACAGAAGAAGAGAAAATTGAGTTTTACAAAAACGCAGTCGGAGAAGAGACTTATGAAAACTTACTTGAACTGTCTAAACAACCTGTTAAACGCAACTTAACTTACGCACAGGCTTGGAATGAACTTCTGAGGAAGGAATTTGTAAAATTGACTGGTATGAGTTTTGAAGAATTTAAAAAAGAAATGAAGGAGGCAAAAAATGAATAAATACATCAAAATGGACTTTCGTGTTATTGATATGAATACTTTCGAATTTAATTATGCACCACCAGATTTAGAAGAGACTTTAAAAGAAAAAGGTTTCGAAATTGTAAAAAAGACAGTTCATTATGATGGCTATTACAGCACAATCGTTGTGAGGCACAAGCCTGAAGACATTAAAACGCTATTAGACATTCTTAGGAAAAGAAACGCACAAGTAATTGAAGACTACAAAAAAGCACGAAGTATGCTTGGAGATTGTGGCAATTAGTTGGCAATTAAAACGAAAGGAGATGACAAAATGAAAGAGAGTAAAGACTTGATTGAAGACGGGGTTGTAATTCCTGAGACATTGAGGACAAAATGCGAAATTTGGTCAAGACCTGTCGGTTATCTCAGACCAGTCCAGCATTGGAACAACGGGAAGAGGCAGGAATTTAAAGAGCGCAAGGAGTTTAAAGTTGAAGAGTATACTGTAGAGTATACTACTCACAAGTAGACTATAAAAAGGAGAAGACGATGGAGACCTTAATTCAACTTTTATTTTGGTTAATCGTTTACTTTGTAATCATTATCGCTTCGTGGGTAATCGACGCTTTTTGGGAATCAACCGACAGCGGACTTCATTTCAAGTTTGAGAGTTTTAAAAAGAGATTTCGTGGCTACCTGTGAGGTGAACCGTGAAAAAGGTTTGCGTTATCTGTGGCAAAGAATTTGAAGGCAAAACAGACGCAAAATATTGCTCTGATGAGTGCAGAAAACAAGGAGAAGAGATACAAAAGCGACTTTATAACATCAAGCGGAAGCACGAGAGGCGATGGGTTGGCTGGTATAATAAACATAAATTGGAAGTCTCTATTAGACGGAAAGAATACTACTATAACGTTCAAAAGAAAGATGAGGAGCGTTTACGCAAGGTAATGCGTCGAGATGGTGAGGGTAAGAAAATACCGGAATTAAATGACTATGTAAAAGAACTTCATAAAGCGGTTCGATTTTTAGATGGTGAAGACATCATTTTAAACGACATCGGACTTAGAATTGTGAACTTCTTGGATAGTTGCAGGCGGGCTTGGATAACAATCGTCCCAAAGGAAAACCAACATATTGACAGAGTTCTAAACTTTATCGAGGCGGAAAATTTGTCACAACAGGAGCAAAACATTGTCATAGATTTTTTACAAAATCACGAAAAAAAGTTGACAAAGATTTTTGTTTGACGAAAACTTAAGTATAATGTTATTGTGAAAGTTTCTGGGGGGTGCACCCTGCGTGGGTGCGGGACAAGAGGACTTTCGGTGGTGGGCTGTCCTCTTAACAAGAAAAGGAGTAGCGACGTCGATGCGGGGGAGTTCCTACCTCCTTCTCTCTCCCGCTGTTTTTATTTGCGAGGTGAATTGAGATAAGAAATAAAGTCAAAGAGGAAGTTTTAAATTATGCAAAAGACTTATATTTGACACCCAACAAAGAAGGTTCTCATAAGTATTCTTTAAGGGATATCGTATCAGAGATTAGACAAAGGTTTGATATTGAGTTGACGGCTCAAACTATTTTAAATTGGGCAGAAAAATACGGCTGGAAGGCGTTATTTGAGGAAGGCGTTAAGCAAGGCATTATCGATGTCATAGCAAATCAAGACAGTGACAAATCTAAGGAAGAGCAGTTTATCGATGCCATAGCGAAAGCAAAACATGATGACTTTTTAATGGTAACCGACCTTGAGAAATTAGCATATGAATTTTTGAAATCTCACGGTTTTACCAACGCAGCAGAAGCCCTTAAGGCAATCGAGATGGGTTTAAAATACAAAGGCGAACTCCAAGAGATTAGCGATGCAAACATCGTTGTGAGGATAAAGCGAAATGGTGATTGAAATAGAGCAAGAAGTATTTAATCCTAAATATATTGACCTCTTAGAAAACAAGAGCCGTTATTTAATTTTATACGGCGGAGCAGGTGCAGGGAAGTCATATTTCGCAGCACAGAAAATCCTTATTAGGACTTTACAAGAAAAAAAGAGCCGCATTCTTGTAGTTAGGAAGGTTGCAAGGACATTGCGAAATTCAAGTTTTCTTTTGTTGAAAGATTTAATTTCGGAATGGAACTTGACAAGTCTTTTTAAGATTAACGATGTCGAAATGAAAATCGTATGTCAAAATGGCAATCAGATACTATTCGCTGGACTTGACGATGTTGAGAAATTAAAATCAATTGCTGGTATAACTTCAATCTGGATAGAGGAAGCAACCGAACTTTCAGAAGAGGACTTTACACAGGTGGACTTGCGATTGAGAGACCCATCAGAATACCACCAAGTGATTTTGACCTTTAACCCTGTATCGGCTTTGCACTGGCTGAAAAAACGATTCTTTGATACGATAGACAACCGAGCCGAAATTCGCAAAACGACATATCAGGATAACAAATTCATAGACCAATCATATGTCGAAGTCCTTGAAGGCTTGAAAAATCAAAATGAGAACCTTTATAAAGTTTATGCTCTTGGTGAGTGGGGAACGCTGTCGGAGTTGATTTATAACAATTGGGATGTCAAAGAGTTTGAACTCAATTTCGATGAGATAATTGCAGGCGTGGACTTCGGGTTTAATAATCCAAGTGCGGTTGCTTATATCGGAGTAAAGGATAATGAACTTTATATTTTTGACGAGATATATCAAAGTCATTTAAAGAATTCCGAACTCATTGAACTTTTAAAAGACAAACCACAGGCCAATGTATACTATCCAGACCTTGCAGAGCCAGACCGCATAAGAGAACTTCAAGAAGCAGGGTTCGTAGTAGGTAAAACAGACAAGGACGTCATACAGGGCATAAACTTTGTAAAGAATTTTAAAATTCACATACACCCACGATGTGTAAACTTCATCAAGGAGATACAGGGTTATTCTTACAGGAAAGACAAAGACGGGAACGTTTTAGAAGAGCCTGTCAAGTTTAATGATCATCTTATGGACGCATTTAGATACGCAGTGTATAGTCATTTAAAGAGGGGAACGCCAGAGGTGGTGATACTTTAATGGGACTTTTTGATTTCTTTAAAAAGCAGAAAAATTTTTCGTATGTCGGGACAGGACTTCTGACAGGCGGTGTAAGTTCAGATATAAGTTCGCTTGAAGACGCCGCTATAAAAAATCCGTATGTGAACCGAGCCTTGACCTTAAGAGCACAGGCGATATCAGATTTGGAATGGGAGATAGTAAATGATGACAAGCCTAATCAGAAGTTAATGAGCTGGTTTGCTAATCCTGTGAATCTTACACCGAGACAATTTTTACAAAAGATACAATATTGGAGAGACATAACAGGTATAGCGTTTATACGAAAATCATTTCCACAACCTGAGTTATTGGATGGCGATAGAATAACACTTCTTGTAACTCCAAGCGAAATTAAAGTCTTGTATATGAGAGTTTTCTGGACTGATACTTATGACATTTCTGAAGTCGCTTTGATAACAGGCCAGTCACCGTTTGTGAGAATAATTAAAGATGTAAGTCCACTTTTAACCGTTTTAGAAGACGCAAAAGCACAGTATAGACAAATGGAAGTCTTATCAAACATGTTCCAAAACGGGGCGTTCTTAAACATAATTCTCACAACTGAAGACCACCTGACGAAAGACCAAGTTCAAACGATTTTAGACCAAGTGAGAGAAAAATATTCAAGTCCGCAAAACTCGGGAAAGATTATGCTTTTATCAAACTCAAAATGGGAAGTCCACGATATCAAGACCAATCCCAATGACTTCGGACTTCGAGACACTGATGAATTTGCTATGAAACGCATAGCAGTAGCACTTGGTATACCAAGCGTATTTTTTAATGATATGCAAGGCGTCAACAGAGCCGTAGCACAGACGCAATATGAATACTTTGAGAAGTTTGTAGTCCGACCTCTTGCAAACGATTTAGCAGAGCAAATAACTATGAAAGTTTTAGATGGCAAGGCGGAGTTTAGATTTAAGTTTACTCAAAACCTTACGTTAGAAGACCAACAGTTATTAGCACAGATAAGACAACTCAACCTTCAAAGCGGTTTGCATTATGTAAACGAATACAGGCAAGAGGACGGACTTCCACCTGTTCCGTGGGGTAACGATTTTTGGGGTAATCTATCTATGACATCTCTTGGAAGTGTAAGTCCGCAACCTAATCCTGAGACTTCTAAAATTCTTGAAAAACTTGAGAAAATAGAACGCAAACTCGAGAAAAAAGACAAGTCGGTGGATAGAACACAGATTTGGAAGAGTTATGTCGCTATGACCGAGCCGATGGAGAAGAGGCTTGCAAAAGAAGTTATGGATATTTTTAAAAAGCAAGAGAAGGAAGTTTTAAAACAACTTGAGGCGTTGAAATCTAAAAGCGATGTTGAGAAAAAAGATACATTGAGACCGCAAGACATCGTGGCGATAAACGTTTCAGAGGAGTGGAAGGACTACATTGTAAAACACTTAAAGCCGTTTCTTTTGAGTTTTATGCAACAGGCGGGAGATAAAGTTTTGAATGATTTGGGTTTTGGTATTTCGTTTAACTTGCAAGTTCCAGGGATTCAAGACAAACTTTTGAAGTCATTGGAGAAGTCGGCATCGGAAATTATACAGACTACTCGCAAAGATGTTTATGACCAACTTCTTGAGGGTATTCAAAACGGGGAAGGTATACCAGACTTGGCAAATCGTATGAAAACGCTTTTTGAGGAAACTTATAAAAACAGAAGCGAAACGATAGCACGAACCGAGACTATATCAGCAACGAACTATGCAAGTCTTGAGGCAGGCAAGCAAGTCGGGATAACTAAAAAGCAGTGGCTGACAAGTGAAGACGAGAGAACTCGTGAGTGGCACGCTGAAGCAGATGGGCAGACAAAAGATATTGACGAGCCTTTTATCGTGATGGGAGAGGAATTGATGTATCCTGGCGATAAGAACGGAAGTCCAGAAAACATAATCAATTGCAGGTGCTCTATCATTTTAATTCCAGAGGAGGGAGATTAGATGGATAAAATAATTAAGAGTTTTGTAGCAAAACAAATAGACACAATGAATCACGTCGTAGAGGCTTATGCTTCTACTAAAGATGTAGACCGAGATGGAGAAATTATACTTCCCACCGCTTGGGACTTGGAAGGTTATAACGGCGTAGTTATCAATTCTCACGATTACGAGACGATTGAGAATGCTTTAGGCAAAGTGATTGAAGCGAGAACTGATGACAAAGGACTTTATGTGAAAATTCAATACTTCGTAGGACAAGGTAACGAGACAGCCGACTGGGCTTGGGTATTAGCACAAAATGGATTAGCAAGTTATAGCGTAGGCTTTATACCTGTCGAATCAGTTCCAGGGAGCGATAACGTCAAGAGGATTTATACAAAGGTTAAACTTCTTGAGATTTCGCAAGTTCTTGTGCCTGCAAATCCATACGCAGTGCAAGACGCTATTGAATATCAGCCGTTAGTAAAGGAATTTAAAGAATTAAAGACAAAAGAGGTGACAAAAATGGAAGTAAAAAGCGTAATTCCGTATCATGATTACGGAAATGCAGATGAAAGCGAGCCGTGGGACGCTGGCAAAGAAGTAAAAGAAGCAGATGTTGGGACACTTAAAAAGATGTGTGCGTGGTATGATGAATCTAATCCTGATGTCAAGAGTTCGTATAAGTTACCACATCACAGAGCATCAGATTTAAAAGCCGTCTGGCGAGGTGTTGCAGCAGCGATGGCAGCACTACTTGGAGCAAGAGGTGGAGTTGACATTCCAGACTCAGACAAGGAAGGTGTTTACAATCATCTTGCAAAACATTATAAGGACTTTGACAAAGAGCCGCCTGAATTTCACAAAGTCTATTATAGCGATGAGGAGATTTACAAGGCTTGTGGTTTAGATGTCGAGGTTAAATACGGGAGAGTTCTTTCAGAGGCAAACAGGCAAAAGATTAAGAATGTCTTAGATGGCATTACTCAACTACAAAAGGAACTTTCAGACCTCAAAGACCCACTTAAAGAGTTGCTTGACCTGTCGGAAGTAGAGCAAAATAGCACCTCATTAGAGGCGATTGCTCAAAAATCTGACAGAATTTTAGACATATTAAACGAATTAAAAAAATCACTTTAGGGAGGGTGATAACAATGAACGAAGTAGAACAAGTAAAAAGCGAAATAATTGAGAAAACCGCACAAAAGGTTTTATCAGAACTCAATTCAAAGTTTGTTACCTATGATGAACTTGTAAAAGCAATGAAGGAGTTCACAGCAAACAAAGACACATACTCTGTCGAACCTGGGACTTTAGCAAAATCTATTAGAGAGATGGTAACCAAAGGCACAATGGTGGAAGGCACAGGTTCAGCAGGTGGGTATCTTGTGCCGCCTGAGTATATTAACCGTATTATCGACGTTGCAATCCAGCAATCAGTTGTGTATCCAAGAGTCACAAGGATCCCTGTTGCGTCTAACCAAGTGTATCTCACTGGTGTATCAGCACCTGTGACAGTAAGTTATCCAGGTGAGAATACTGCACCTACTCCAACAACCCCAACGGTCTACCAGAACTCAGTGCCGATTAAAAAGTTAATGGCACTTGTTGACATTTCAAACGAACTTCTTGCAGACGCTACTATCGGTGGAGCGGTCGATGCTTACATTGTGAATTTGATTGGTAGAGTTCTTGGTAAAGAGATGGATAGACTAATCTTGACAGGCAACACTTCTAACGGCGACCCGTTTAACGGAATTCTTAACACTTCAGGTATTACAAATGTTGTAGAAGCGACAGGGCATACTTCTGACGTCACTTACGAGGCACTAATCGACGCTATAAACGCAATACCTTCTGACTATAAAGTTAACCCGTTCTGGATTGCACACAGAACATTCTATGCAAAAGCATTCGAACTCAAAACAACTACTAACTATCCTGTTTTGAATCCAGAATCCAAGACCCTCGTAGGCTATCCATTCGAAAGAGTAGAGGTTATGCCTTCTGACTTCTCTGCTTCTAAGCCGATAGCCTTGTTCTGTGACCCACAAAACGTTATGTTTGGTATGAGACAGGAACTTCAGATTACTGCATCCAGAGAAGTCAAGTTCGACCAAGATTTGACTGAGTTAAAGGCTACTTTCAGGTTCGGCTTCTATGTAGCATATCCAGCAACCTTCGTAGTATTAAAGACTTCAGCATCGTGATAGTTGAGGGGGCTTTGCCCCCTCTCTTTGGAGGTGAATAATGAAAGTAAGATTTAACGGGAACATATTTGTGAGAGGGCAGGACTTCAAGGCAGGCGAGGTCTATGTTATTGATGATGAACTTGCTAAATGGTTAGAAGGTTTTTACGAGGTTGTAGAAGAAAAAGAAATTGAGAAACCCGAAAAAGACAAGATGATAAAGACTTCTAAGAAGAAGGAGATATAAATGTATATAACATATGCCGAGTTTAAAGTTTTATTTCCAAATGTAAACGTGACTGAGGACGAGTTTTCTATCTACGAGGCATATGCAGAAGATATAATAAATAACTATGTTGGTAATGTGTTTATAGACCCAACGAAGGACATTTCTTTTGCTTGTGGACTAATAATTCAGCATATGAGGGGTATTGGACTTCTCCCGCAAGGACTGACTTCAATTTCGGCAGGTGGTATAAACGCAAATCCGAACCAAGACTTTATGGAGTACATACCTCAAAAGGCAAAAGAAATCCTTGACAGACACAGGGAGATAGTTATATGAATTATTTCTTTTTCTGGCAACCAAGTCCTGAGGAGTTTATACGAAAAGCACAAGAGCGAGTTCGGACTGCAGCCTATTATTCACTTCTTAGAGGTGGATACAAGGTTCAAGGGAGGGCGAGGTATCTTGTGCCCGTAAATACAGGATATCTAAGGGCTTCGATTTCTGTTATAGGAGACATTGGAAGTCTTTCAGTCCAAGTCGGCTCGAAATTGAAATACGCTGCACCTGTTGAGTTTGGTTCAAAGCCTCACACTCCACCTCTTTCAGCAATACAGGGCTGGGTTGATAAACAAAAAACAAACATATCAGATATAGTGGATAAAAGCACCAGAAGGCGACTTAGAAAGCAAGGACTTTTAGGAAAGGCTTCAGCAGGTGCAATATGGCAAAAGATACGAATGCAAGGCACAGACCCTCACCCTTACTTGTGGCCTGCCTTCACGGAAAATAAAGAATGGATTGTAAACGACTTGACAAAGAGCATAGCGAAAGCGGTGATGAAGAGTGGAGAGTGAACTTCTAAGTCTATTAAATACAATCTGTCCCGCTTCTCAAGTCGGCACGGGACATGATACAGAAACGCCGTTTATTCTTTATTCTTACTCAGACCAAGTATTCAAATACAAACTTGGCTACAGAGCAGATATAACATTGTTTATAATTGATTGGAATGAGCAAGGGACAAATGAGAAAATAACGAGTATAAAAAATATCTTTAATAACAGGACATTATGGACAACTGTGATAATTCGCAAGGTAGAATGGAATTTAAAGAATAGTTTGAAACTCCCAGACGGGAGATATATGCAAGAATTAAACGCAATAGTAATTTTTGAGGAGGTATGAGATGGCAACAGAGTTAACAAGTCAACCTTGTGATTCGAACGGTGCAGTGATAACTTTTACAGCAGCAGACGCAAGTGGGAATTATTTCTCTAATAATGGACGAAAGGTCTTGCGAGTTGTAAACGGCGGGACTTCTGATATAACGATTACAATTCAGTCTCCCGTACCTTGTGACCAAGGATATACACATAACATCGTTGCAACGGTTTCGGCAGGACAGACAAAAGACTTTGGTCCTTTTAGAACTACGAGGTTCAACGACTCAAGCGGACACGTAAACATAACTTATAGCAGCGTCACAAGCGTGACCGTTGCTTTAATAGAATATATACCTTAGGGAGGTGAAAGAATATGGCATATCAGTATGGAATTGCAAGTTTTTCAGGAGGTGTGACTGGGGTCTGTAATGACTTCACAGTGAAAGCAACACCAGACAAAAAAGAACTTTCGGGTAACCCAGCAAGTCAGATTGTAGATGTCCGGACTGGAAAGACAATTGAGACTATAACAGCAAATGTCGCAGTGACTGCTGTTGTAGAGCCGAGAACTCTTATCGGACAGACAGTTACGATTGCAATCACAAGCGAGGACTCGGGGCAAGTTAGCATTAGTGGGAAAGTCGTAGACGCTGAGTTAAAAGGCTCTAAAGAGGACTGGTGGATTTTTACTATCACAGTAGAGTATGTCCCAGCGACTACTCCGTAGGTGAGATATGACCTTTAAAGAGTTAAAAGAAATCTATGACCTCACAGGGATAAACATCGCTTTAGCAATCGCAGGGAAAAAACTTGACGAGGTTGACCCGAAAGTTCTCCAGATTTTGGTTTGGTGGAATAGAAAAAAAGAAAATCCAGACTTGAAACTTGACGATGTTAACGACTTCAAATTCGTGGAGGCAGTGAAATCTTTTGACGAACTTTTTCGTGAGGAATGAAGCGACTGACTTTTTTACAAATGTTTATGCAAATTTTGCAATTTTGGGTTGGAGTAAAAAAGAAGTTGACGAGACAGAACTCTCAGTTCTTTTTGGAGTATTGGAAAAACTAAAAGGCGATAAAAAAGATGAAAACGTTTTGGAGAAATTTGACCCTAAACAAGCGGAGGAGGTGTTTAAGAAGTGGCAGAAAATGAAGCGATAATTGAGATTAGAGCCGCTATTGAAGACGTTCAGAATAAAATGAACCAAATTCAAGGTTTAATGCAAAACACCTCCTCTAAGTCGGAATTTGCATGGACTTCAAGCCTAAAGAAAATTGCTGGCTGGTTTGGTATCGCTTTTTCTGCAAAAGAAGTAGTTAACTTTACAAAAGAATCCATAAACGCATTCGCAGAAACTGAACGCTCGGCAGTCGTATTGAATAATACGCTTAAGAACTTCGGGGTATCCGATGAAGGAATCAAGTCTATTGAGGAGACTGTAGACAGGCTTGAGAAGTTAACTTCTTTTGATGACTCACAAATCCGTTCAGCACTTTCAAACGCCGTAATTAAATTAGGTGATGTAAATCTCGCTATGAAGACTGTCGAAGTCGGTATGGAAGTTGCAAGAGCAAGGAATATTGACCTGAACGACGCCGTGCAGAGACTTTCGCTTGGACTTCTTGGGAATGCACGAGGTTTGAAAGATTTAGGAATCAACATAAAAGATTTTGGAGACAACGCACAACTCACAGCAGAGCAAAAACTTGCGATTTTAGACACGGTTTTGAACAAAGTTAAGGGTTCAGTTGACGAGTTTAACAAGTCGACTTCAGGCAGTATGGAAAAAATGAAAACAAGTTTTGAGAACTTCAAGGAAGCGGTTGGCAGAGAACTTGCACCAATGGTAAAAGACGTTACAGACGCAACTGTCACGATGCTAGATAAAATCACCGACGCTATGAATAAATCAATCGACGCTACTGAGAAAATGCAAAAAGAAGTTGCAGACCTCGGAGCGGAAGCATATACAGTCGTAGATACCTTCGGTGGAATGGACTTGAGTTCTCGAATTGAGGACACAACTCAAAAAATGGATTCTGCAACTAAGGATTGGAAGTCTAAAATCTATTCAAATATACACGACGCAGGGACAAAAGCCTGGGAGGACTTCAAAAAACAAGGGAAAAACGCAGGAGATACTGTTGGTGAGGACATTAAGAAATCTTTTGAGTTCTGGAAGCCGATAAGTTTAATGGGTGGGAACTTACCAGAACTTGCAAAGTTTGTAGGCAATCTTCGAAATGCAACGATAACTAAAAAGATTGTTATCGATGTAAATGTAAAAGACCAAGCGAGTAAAAATAATCAAATCGGAAAGGCCGTTGGCGAAACGATACTTGACGGACTTGCTTATGAGTCACACGGGACGGGAGGCTGGTAATGATTTCAATTATTCAAGACTCAGGCGATATACCTTTAGTCATTTCTGATGTTGCACAAGGCATAAACGGCACGATTGCATATATTTTTAAAGGCTATACACGAAGCATTACGGTTCAGTGTCACACACAAACTGATAGAGATAATTTGCTGAACGGGATAGCAACTAATAACGGACTCTATACGATTAACAATGTGAACTATCTTGTAAAGTCTATTTCGCTTGTAGAGCATTTTGTAGCAGACCAGGGCGACGCTTGGACTTACAGTCTGGAGTTATACAGAGATGATTACAGCGTATAGGCAAGAGATACCGAGAAATATTTATATTGCACCATTCAACATACTTGGGAATACGGACTCCGATAATGTATGCTTGCCTGTTAATCAACAGACTACAGGGAATAAAAGGGCTTTGCTTGAACTTGAATACTCTGGAAACATTTTCGGTAGAGGCTCTGCAAAGTTTTCTTTTTACGAACCGAATGGAACTTCTATGCTTGTAAATCTTGCAGAGAGTCAAGGCTTTACAGGACTTTGGGAGATTAAAGTCGGCACGAATATGAAGTTTATGGGCTTTATGATTAATGTCGATACTCAAAGAATGCAAGGCGGGTCAATTAGAACTTACACCTTAACTGATGTTTTGCAAGGCTGGGACGTTCTATTAACGAATATGATTTATCCAAAGACTCCAAATTCGAGTTATACAGTCCACGATTTGCTAAACGATTTATCATACGACGCCTCAGTGGTCTCTGGAATTGCGGTTCGCAATAATCAAGTGCCAGCAAATTCAACCTTACTAACTGATTTATTTGAGGAAGGCAAATATGTAATCACGAACTCAACTTTTTTAGCAGAAATTCAAAAAGTTTCTCAAATGATGGGCTATGTAGTATTTTGTGATGTCGGTTTCGGAGATGTAACGATTGCAGACCCATTTAACTTCGGGAGAGGAGTTTTGAATTTTGATACTAATTCTGTTATCGATGCAAGTTATTCAGTAGACTATTTGAAAATGGCATCAACAGTCTTGGTAAATGACGACGTAAGTCTAAAAGGCATTGCCTACGGGCATATGGGAACAGGGTCGAATTTAGACGATTCAGTATACAACGCTTCAAGGATAAATAATTTGGCTTTCGCAACGGTTTTCGGTGTAAAAGATACTCAGTTATCGGTGATAGCACAAAAACTTTTTAATATCGGGAAAAATCAATCACGAGTTCTAACGATTAAGAAAGCAGGAGACGAGTTTTCAAGTTATGCACTCGGTTCGGACATCTTGTGGGCTGGAAGTTACTACACGGTTTTTGAATACACAACGAGAATAACACCGAGAGAATATGTAACGACTTACAGGGCATTTAAAAAGGTATGAAAAAGCAAGTTGAAAGACTGATACAAACTTCTATACACTCAAACCCGAAGGTCGTAATTGCTGGAACGATTACAGACGCTTCGGGAGTCATAATTATCGACTGGTCTACTTCTCACAATCTTGTTTTTGTTTCAGAGCCCGTGATTCTTTCAATCTCCCCAATCGGTGTTGCGACAGGCAGAGCCTCACAACCTATTTGCTATCATCAGGAGTGGATACAGGATTCAAATAACTTTTATACCGGTATGAAAGTCTATTCAGAAGGGGCTGGAACAGAAATTCATTGGGCTGTTATGGGGGTTGCAAGGAGATGAAAAAATTTCTTGCTTTATTGATGATTTTTTTAGTGATACCTTTTAGAGGTGGAAAAATGAAAGAAGTAATTTATGTAGGTTCTTTTGATGGATACTTTTACGCAATCAATAGCGACGGCAGTCTTAGATGGAAAACGAGTATAAGCAATTGGATATACACAAAACCGCTTATCGATACAAATGGGGATATTTATTTCGGAGCTGATGGAGATTTCCTTGCATTACATTCAGATGGTAGTATAAAATGGGATTTCTACAATGGCTATTATAACAGGTCGTCACCTGCGTCCGATAGCGATACAGTATATTTCGGTTCTGACAGTCAATATCTTTATGCTCTTTACAAAACAGACGGTTCATTGAAATGGCAACGGTCGATAGGACACAAAATCAGAAGTTCTGTCTTATTAACTGGCACGACACTCTATTTTCTCACGCTTGATGGCTATTTATATGCTTATTCGACAGATGGGACTTATAAATGGAGATACAGCACATCAGGTGGTTTAAGCAACGATACTTTCCCTGCACTCGGTTCAGATGGCACAATCTATGTGTGTGGTAATGTAAGCAGTAAAATTGTTCTCTTGGCTATAAATCCTGATGGGACTTTAAAATGGACTTATTCAAGTTTAAATGTAACTCTGTATAGAGGTGCAGTTGGATTAGCGAGTAATAGAATTTATGTCGGGGCAACGCCTGATTATTCAAGTTATTATTTTGTGGCTCTTGACACAAATGGAATAGAGCAATGGAGATATCTTGTTGATTCAGGGGTCGAGACTACACCTGCTATTGGAAATGATGGGACAATATATTTCGGAACTTCTAACGGTTATGTCTATGCTTTAAATCCAAACGGGACTTTAAAGTGGTCTTACAATACAGGCGGCACGATTACAGGCTCTGCACCTGTGATTGGAAGCGATGGCACGATTTATATCGGGAATTCAAGTGGTCATTACTTGTATGCTTTCAATCCCAATGGAACTTTGAAATGGAGATATTTGACAGGTGGGTCGATACAAGCACCGCCTTCAATCGGTGTAGTCCAAGAGCCGACTTTTAAAGCAATGGCTTTTAGTTTTAATCAATTTATACAAAATTTTATGGAGGTGAAGAAATGAAAGACACAATGAAAGTAAAAGATGGTGTAAAACTTAGAGGACTTTGGAAAATTGAGAAGTATGACGAACAAGGGAATCTAATTGAGACAAGCGAGTTTGAAAACTTATTCTTAAATTCGGGAATCAACGAAATCTGGAAGTTAGTTACAGGCAATGGTGGAACGGCATTCACGAACTCAACGGCTCAAATCGGTGTCGGTGACTCAACAGTAGCAGAGTCTGCAACGCAAACTGATTTGCAGGCTACAACAAATAAGACCTACAAGGCTATGGATACAGGCTATCCACAATCAGGAACAGGACAGCAGGCAGTATTTAGGGCGACTTTTGGTGGGACTGATGCAAACTATGCCTGGCAAGAGTTTGTGATTAAGAACTCAACTTCGGGAATTTGTTTAAACCGTAAAGTCTCGAATCAAGGGACAAAGGCAAGCGGTCAGACTTGGGTGATAACAGTAACTTTAAGCCTGTCATAGGGTATGATATGGCTTTCGTAAAAGTTAATAAAAAGTTAAAATCTTTAACTCAAATTTGTTTTGGCTGTCCCGACGAATGGGAAGGCGAATTAGAAGATGGAAGTTATATTTTCATAAAGTATCGCTATGAAAGATTAGGATATGGAATTGGTAAAACTCCTGAGGAAGCAGTTGAAGATTGGTTTAAACACGAAAATGAGATGAAGGTTAAAGGGGCATCTATGGAAACAGATGAAATGTTAAAGTATTTAGGTTTAGAATGGGAGGGAGAAAATGGCATTCTTACAGGTAACTAATAGAGCGATAAGCAAATTGACTTCAGACATCTCGTCGACTGCTACCTCGTTCACGGTTACGACTGGCGATGGTGCTTTATTCCCAACGGGCAATTTTATAGTTACAATCGAAAACGAAAGGATTTTAGTCGGTTCAAGGACAAACGACACATTTTCGTCTCTCACGAGAGGCTATGATGGAACAACTGCAAGTTCACATTCAGCAGGGGCTTCTGTCGAATTACGAATCGTTGCAAAACACATACAAGAACTTCAAGACTTCTGTAATACAGCAGGACAACCGAACGGACTTGCAACGCTAAATTCAAATGGTTTAGTAGTTCAAAACCCTGCAAATGCGACTTCGACACCGACAGCGAATGCAATCGTAATGGCTGGGTCTGATGGCAAAATTGCAGACGGCTGGAATGTTCAATCTATTGCAACTACAGCCAGCCCAACTTTTGCAGGACTGACTATTGATACTAATACACTTTATGTGGATGGTGTTAATCACAGAGTCGGCATCAGGACAACGACACCAGCAAGATATTTAGAGGTTCAAGGCGAAACGGAAATAATGCGTCTTACAGCGGTGGGTTCACCATCAAACTATTTTAGTCTCTATAACAATACTACCAGAGCGGGCTGGATAGGATTTGGTTATAATTTCACTGATTTGGAACTATCTAATGAAACATCAGGGAATATTATTCTTAGAACTATAGGCAATCCAAGACTGATAGTAACAAATGGTGGTAATATCTTTATTGGGGGCACTTCAGACAGAGCAACAATGGCAGGCACTAACGTCTTAAATATCTTTAACGGCACAGTACCAGTCGGGACTTTGACTAATGGAATTTCAATTTATAGTTCAGGCGGTAATCCTTATGTTATGGACTCGGCAGGCAATGCACAACCTCTCGGGGTTTCTGGAACTCCTACATTTGCAAACATAATTATAAACGGTTATGTGAAACACACCCCAACCTCAGCACCGAGTTCACCTGTGGAGGGAATGGTATATTATGACTCATCGGCAAAAAAATTAAAAGTTTACACGGGATCTGTGTGGGAAACGATATCAAGTTCGTAGGAGGCATAGATGGCTTACAAATTTTCAATTACAAATGTGAACAAAGTAAAAATAAACGGAGTGTTAAGTGTTATAGAAGCAGAAATCACCTGCACAAATTTGGATAATAACAGGAAGAGTAAAACATATATAAGTGTATCAAAAAACGAAGTCCCATCATTTACAATACAGAACGTTCTACAAGTCATTAAGAACAAGTTGACACAACAGCAGACGCACATAGATGAGAACGGGAATGTTGTTATAGATCAAGATTCAATTGTAAATCAGATGAAAAAGGATACAGCAGACCCGCCAGTGGTTACAAAAGAAACAGACAATACTTTTTTGACCGATTTAAATATTTAGGAGGGGTAAATGGAAAAAGAAATAAGTGAACAAGAAATAGAAGCCTTGCGTGAGAAGAAAAAGCAAGAGAGAGCGGAAAAATGTCTAAAAGAAATCAACGAGGTTCTAACGAAGTATAACTGCTATATTGATGTCTCGGCTATTCTATCCGCTCCAAGCCCGCAGAACCCGAATGGGATAAAATTTATGATTAACGTTTTGCCGAGGTAAAATGCTTGACACAGCACTTTTTGACGAGATAAGATATGATTCATTTGCAGTCAGAAACAAAAGCACATCTGATTCTCTAAGCAGTGCAGAGAGTATAGGTATTTTAAATTCTTTCGGAATTTCTGATACAGGAACGGGACTTGAATCGGGAAGTTTTGGAAATTCATTTAGTATTCAAGATACACTAAATGGCACAGAACTCCTAAACTTCTTAAATACTTTAGGTGTTCAAGACTCCGCAAGCGGGACTGATGTTTTCTCTATTCTTTCAAGTATTGTAATAACAGATTTAATTTCAGGTTCAGAAGTCTTAAGTATTTCAAATGAATTACAATTGAAAGATAGTGCAAGCGTTTATGAAATCATTTCGGCTTTAAATTCATTAAACTTAAATGACTTCCTTACAGGTGCAGACTTTATAGATGTAAGTGCTTGGGTTCAAAAACTTATTTCGGACTCGGCAACGGGTTCAGAAATCCTTTCAGTTCTAAACAACTTGCAAGTTCAAGACCACGCAACGGTATCAGAAATAATCGGCATTCTTACGGCTCTATCAGTTTTAGATAACTTAATCGGCATTGACAAAATATTTGCAGGTGAAACTCCACAGCAAATTGCAGAAAAAATGAAAGTCTTGCTAAGCAAGATGAGAGGCACGGACTTGAATAAAGACGGGCTTCTCTTAAACAAGACACGAGAGACAATACAATTAAACAAGAATAAAATTAGTAAAAACAAAAATCGGGAGGTGAAACTTGATTGAGATTTTTCAGGGGAATGTTTTAAATATCCCTGTCACGATTATGGAGGATAACAAAATAAAGGACTTGACAGGTTTACAGGTCAGGGCAGGGATAAAAAGAATGGCAGACAATGTTTTGTTTACAGTCAATTGCACTATTGAAGGCGACACTGTATTAGTCCCGATAACTTCAGATATAACCTCGACACTCGGCTTGTATGTTGTAGAGATTCAAGTTTACGGGAATGGCTATGTCGAAACTTGGGGAACGTTTGCGTTTAGAGTTATAGATTCGGTTTTCGTGTGAGGCAAAGAATGGATAAAGTGGAAAAAATTTTATTTTACATAATCATTTTTGTGTTAATCATATCTATCGCAATACTTGTATTTAAAATTCAAGACCTGTCTAAAGAAGTGAATATCCCAGAAAAAACAGCGATTCAACTCGCACAATCAATTACCGTGCTTAGACCTTCATTTATAACTGCTAATGATATAGATAAATATGTGAAGGGGACACCTCTCTATGGCATTGGTAAGTATGTTATGGAAGCAGAAAAAGAATCTGGTATTGGTGCAGATTTTCTACTTGCAATCATAATTCACGAGAGCGGATGGGGGAGAGGACCTTGGGCGGTAGAGCCTTGGCATAATTTATTCAGTTGGGGAATAACAGATTCAGGACCAAACTCAGAAGCATACAAGATACGAGATACAATGACACGAGAACAGGCTATTATTTATGTTGCGAACCGACTAAAGGCATTATATCTCACAAAGGGTGGTCCATACTACAGAGGAGAAACTCTTGGGGCTATTGGTTATTACTATGCTTCTGACGGTTCTTGGGCTGCAGGAGTTATTAGCAATCATAATGAATTTGTAGCAACTCTTCCCGAAGAGGCGAGAGCCAAAGAATGGGTTATGGAGACGGGAATTCTAAAAGGCAACCTTCCAAGTCCACAATACTTTACAAATGACTATTGGACTAAACAGATTTCAAAAAACGACTTGGCAATAATCCTTTACAGAATAAATAAATCGAGGTAAAAGGTGAATAAACTGATTAAAGACATACTTGACTATATCGGTTTGTGGTTAAGTATCCTTTTCGTTTTTGGAGTTCCTATCGTGCTTATTCTCTTAATCGGGTGGTTAATAGACATAATATCTTCAAAATTTGGAGGTAAGAAATGACCTGGCAACAATTTTTGCAATTGTTAAGTAAAGAAAAAGACGAGGACATTCTTGCAGCGTATATTCATACGAAAAACAATTACTATGAGTTTACACAAAGAGAAGTAAATATTATTTTCGGTAAAGACGAAGATACAAAAACATATAACTATACAACTTACACGGGAGGTGCACGGTGAGGCCAAAAGGTTTTCACCATTCAGAAGAGACTAAAAAGAAGATAAGCGAATCACATAAGGGGAATAAATATCATTTAGGGAAACACCTTAGCGAAGAGGCAAAAAAGAAAATAAGTGAGGCACACAAAGGAAAATATTCGGGAGAGAACAATCCGAACTGGAAAGGCGGGAAAGTTGAACGCAAATGTATAGTGTGCGGGAAAACCTTCTATGTTAAGCAAAAAGTAGTAAGGAAAGGTGGAGGGTTATTTTGTTCTTATAAATGTGCAGGGATTTGGAGGTCTCAACACAAAAAAGGAGAAAATAGTCCCCTCTGGAAAGGCGGACTTGATATCGCTTACGCAAGAAAACGTGCAAAACGAAGACAACTTGGCTTTATACCTTTAAATAAACCTTTCGAAGGAGCAGAAGCACATCATATTGATGAAAATTTTGTAATCTATATACCGAAAGAAATACATCAAAACATACGACACTCAGTTTGGAAACAACAGAATATGGACGAAATAAACGCTATTGCGTGGAATTATATTTAAATTATGGGAGGTGAAAAAATGCAATTAACAGGGTTCTTATTATGGGTCGGTGCATCAGTCTTAATTACAACCGTCGGGAATGCTCTTTTTAGGTTCTCTTGGTTTAATCAGGACACAAACACAGTCAAGAATGTAAAGGTTGCAATTGTGATGGTGCTTTCGGAGGTTCTCTCAATTAGTTATGTTTTGCTAAACAAAGCACCTGGCATTTTCGGTTTGTGGGGCATTCAGATTTATCCAATTGAAGACGCTATATTCTCAGGTATTCTAATCTCAGGCGGTGCGGACTTCGTGTACCAAATCTACGCAACGATAACGAGTTTCAAGGACAAAGTTAAAGCAGACGCACAAACAGCACAAAAGATAGCAAGTAATTTGAAGGGGTAAGACATGAAATGGGGAGAAGGATTTAAAATAAAAGACTGGAGCGATTTATATTTAGTTTTGAGAATCATACTTGTTTTAATAATTATAATCCTTCTCCTCTTGCGAGTTTTTAATTTTACATTCTTAATCAATTTATTTAATTTAATGTTCCAAACGAGGTGAAAACATGATTAGACGAGATAAAGTTTACTTAAAAGAAATCATAACAGGTGCAATACTTTTGATTATTTTATTAAGTTCCCTTAGGGTTACTAAGTTACCTCAAGGGGTCAAGAGTTTAAATACAAACAATATAGGCAATATCGGATTACCTCAGAGTGCAGTTGACAAGTTAAAAGACTTACTGAAACCTTGACGAAAGGAGAAAGGAGATGAGAAGGGTGATTACAATCCTCGCCGTGTTGAGTATTGTTTTGAGTCTTGGGCTTGTTTATCTCGGAGTAAAAGCAAGAACAAGCGGGATATCGATTTTTAGTTCTTTGTATGTGATAAACGAAAAATATTTTGGAGAACCTGCGGACATACGATTTTGGGTTACACCAGAGCAATATGCAATTAAAAAACAAGCAGAGGAGTTTAAAACCGATAACGAGATCGCAACCATAACAAAAACTTATAATTGGTTAGAAAACGGATATCACTATGAAGAAGACGACCTTGTGATTCTGAATAACGGACACATTGTCTTGCGAGGCGGTGCAGATTCATGGAACTTACCAATCTTTACGCTTGCTATAAAACATCAAAACAACGGCGAGGTATGGCTTGATTGTGAAGATGGAAGTTTCCTCCTTGCAAGTCTCCTAAGAGCAAACAACATTGATGCTTGGGTAAACATCGGAACTGTATCTATAAATGGAAGTCTCTACGGACACGCTTGGGTGACAGTCAACACGAATGGTAAGGAATATCTCTTAGAAACAACACTCGGGCAGTCACTCTCGGAACTAAGACCTGTGCCAAGTTTCTATAAAGTTGCGGTCAAGTTTAATGAAAAAGATGTTATCGCAGTTACAGGTGAAGACATAAACAAAACAATCTATCCTCCTCTTCCGCCAGCGAAAGTTCAGGACTTGAAAAACCTTCTAAACTCGCAACCGTGAATTCTAAAAACGTGCATTTAAACGCAAAAAACAGGGGGGTAAAATTGAAAAAAGGTATAATACATCAAAGTAAGAAAACAGACCCCGAAAATGAGGCTTTAAATGAAAAAACCGAGGAAATTGAATACATAAAAATAGTTTGGGTAGATATTCAAAGCGAAAAAGCACAAAAGATGATAGATGAAGACGGAGTAGAAGCGGATATCGGATTTAGACTAAAAACTTTGCGAGGCAAACCTCTAACTGAGATAAGAATTGTAAACAAGACAGCAACAGCGGAACTTTTGGCACACGAACTCGGACACTTTATACAGTTTCTGTTAGAAGAAAAAGGGTTCGAGTTTGAACACGAAGAAGAGATTTCTTTTTTACTCGAAGACACTATTAAAAATTTGTTAAGAAAAAAACTTTACAATTTGAAATGAATACTCAAAATAAAAGTAAAGTAAAAATATTGACAATGGAGGTGAAGGTTGAAGTTAATAGAAAAAGTTGATTACTCAGATAAAGTTTACCTCGTGCCGTTGGGAGACATTCATTTAGGTGCAAGAGGGGTTGACATAAACAAACTCAAGGGCTACATTGATTGGATAAAGAACACACCAAGTGCGTATACGTTTATAACTGGCGACGCTTGGGATATCGCCACCCTCTCTTCTCCTACAAATCCCCATTATCAAGAGATGAATTTGAATGAAGCCATTAAATTTGCTTATGACTTATTTTATCCAATCAAAGATAAGATTTTAGGTGCAGTGTCCGGTAATCATGAAATCCGACTTGAGCGATATGCAGGATTTAACCCGCTCCAAACTTTTTGCGAGACATTAAATGTCCCTTATGCAGGTTATTCAGCAGTATTAAGATTTCGTATAGGCAGGTATGATAGAAAAAGCGGTATGACTTCACCAAAAAACGAGTACATATTGTATATCCATCACAGCACAGGAAACAGCACAACGATTGGTGGCAAATTTAATCGTGCCGTGAAGTTAGAGGAGATATTTGAGGGAGCGGATCTGTTTCTGATAGGGCATTCG